GGCCAACTTTCTAATACTATGTTTTTTATCCATTCTTACTTTTGAAACATTGTTTATTATCATAAATTTTATTTTAAAATAATAGTTTTTCAAAGTAAATATTAAGTATTTGGTTGTTATTCCAGCAAAAACTAATTCAACAAAAAATCCACTCAGGGGGTTAGTAGAGTGGATTTGCTCATAGGAGTATGTGCATTTTAGGCTTACTCAATTAGTTAAACTGAGTATGATTAAATCTTATATTTTAATTATATCATCAAATAAAATATTTATAAATCGGAACATATTCCTAATTAAACGCATAAAAATAACCGCCCAGCAATGCGGTTATTTTTTAGAAAGGAGTATTTTACTAGTAGTAATATAGTCAAAATTTTAAGCTCTATATCTAATATTAGATTACCACCTTTGATTTTTAATTGCAATCGGAACATATTCCTAATTTACTACTAAAAATATCGATTCTATGCCTTTTATAATAAGTTTTAAAAGAATAACAACTAAATATAAGCTGAAACAATAAAATTTCATTA